GGGGCCATGTGGGCGCGTATGCCAATTACCGCCTTGGTCGGAGATACCCCTTTTGAAGAATGGCCTGAAGCGATGCCAGTATGGGCTGCACAGCCTTGGGACTGTAGCTCAAGAGACCATTCGGTATACGTGTTGGATAGGGCAACGCCTTGTCCTTGGTTGGCAAAGATAGATAGTGAGTTTTATCCAGCTAAATATATGTTTACAGTAGATTATACAAATAACGAGATAGCTGACGATCCTGCTCAACATAAGCAGAGCCATGTGCTTGAGCTTTTAGATGCAGGAGAGTGGACAGGTAATATCGTTGCTTTACCGAATAATCGAGTAAGGGTAACTCATCCAGCTTGGTTTGAAACAGGAGAAGGTGCGCCAGACTTTAAACCGTCTCAGCACGTTCATTACAGTAAATCAGATTTAGACTATACACTTGATGTAAATCAGGTGTTTAATAACTTATACGCGGAGTAAGTAACTATGGCGAATATGAAGAAATATACTGATGAAGAGCAATCAATAATCAAAAAACAGAAAGCAGCTATAGCCAGAGACCAAAAAACCCGATTTAAAGACCCACAAGGGGTTGGTTTAGGGGAGTCTCCTACTCCTCGTAGGGCTAATCCTTTCGCTAACATTAAGACTAATGAGTTAGCGTCAAAGGCTATACCTATGCCAGATATAGGTAAGAAGTTAAAGAACAAACAAGGGACACAGGAAGGAGCCACAGGTTTGAAAACTCCTGCTAAAAAACCTTTGTTTGGCGAAGGCGATGCAAAAACTCGTGGCGGCAAAGCCAATGTAAGTAAAAAGCAGTTAGATGCTTTTGGCGGTACGTTAACCCAGTACATGAACCAGTGGAACAAATCTGGCAAAAGACCTACCAAAGTTTCAGCGGCTGGTGATGGTAAAACTACAGACAAAAAGAAAACCACAAACAAAAAAGCCGAACCAAAGAAGAAGTCTTTTCGTGAAAAGCGGCTTGATAGGATGGGTAAACGCCTTGCGTCGGCTGAAAGCGAAGGTAGAAAAAGAAGAATAAAGAGAAGAATGGAGCGTGTTAAAGGCCGTATAGCTGACGACGAGAAGAAGCCTAAGAAGAAAATGACTGGCGGTATGATGAAAACCAAAGGCATGAAAGCCGGTGGGAAGATGAAAACCAAAGGGTATATGACAGGAGGTAAGTTTCCTGATCTTACTGGTGACGGTAAGGTTACACGAAAAGATATCCTTAAAGGTCGTGGAGTCCCCGGAATGAAAGGCGGCGGTATGAAGACCAAAGGCTATATGGCTGGTGGTAAGATGAAAACCAAAGGTTACTCTGCTGGCGGCGTGAAAAAAGCTAAAGCTAAGAAGCTGCGCGGTGCAGGTATTGAAAGTAGAGGCTATAGACGCGCTAAGATGTATTAATGCGTAGTTACTATAGAACTGGCGGACAGGTTAAGCGTAGAAAAGCTGGAAAGCCTAAGTCAGGGGGTAAAATCTGCCCTTCTGGAAAAGCTTGGGCTAAAAGAACTTTTGATACGTACCCTTCTGCTTACGCAAATATGGCAGCATCTAAGTATTGTAAAGATCCGAATTATGCCAAAGGTAGTAAGACGAAAAAAGGCGGTAGAAGAAGAATAACTAAAACGGGTAGAGTGTAGTGGCTCAGTTAAAAAATTGGCGAGACCAGAAATGGGTTCGTATCGGTACAGACGGTAAGATCAAAGGAGAGTGTGGCACTTCTAAAGATAAAAAGAACCCAGACAGGTGCTTACCGATGGCTAAAGCTAAATCTTTAAGTCAGGCAGACAGGGCCACAACTGCTCGTAAAAAGAAAAAAGCTGGATCGCAAGGACAAACAGTAGTGGCAAATACTAAAAAGGCAAAGGTACGAACTGCATACGATGGTGGGCTACACCAAGTACGTGAAAACCATAGAGGTTGTGGCGTTGTTATGCCGGGGCGTAGAAAGAAAACTCTATATGTTTAATGGAGAACAACATGGATAAATTTGAAGTTTATCAAAACGGTAATTTTGTAGACGGTACACCTGTCTTTCAAATTGGTGTTAAGCAGGAAGATGGTTCTTATGCCATTGTAGATGCTGATTTAATGAGTGAAGAAGAAGCGGAGGCTAGGTTGAAAGAATTGCAGCCACCTAAAAAAGCTGCTGTTAAGAAAGAACCAGCTAAGAAAGCAACTAAGAAGAAGTAGATGGCTACCTCTGGTACAACTGCATTTAATCCTGACTTTACCGAGATAGCAGAAGAGGCGTGGGAACGCGCTGGACGTGAAATGCGTTCGGGCTATGACTTACGAACTGCTCGTAGGTCTATGAACCTATTAACTATCGAGTGGCAAAACAGAGGAATAAATCTGTGGACAATAGACGAAGGATCTATCACGTTAACAGAAGGTACGTCCGAGTACGACCTACCCAATGATACTGTTGACTTGCTAGAACACGTTGTACGTACAGATTCAGGTAACACAACTACACAGCAAGACCTTACCATAAGTCGTATTAGCGTAAGTACTTATGCATCTATACCTAATAAACTGTCAGAAGGTAGGCCCATACAGGTTTATGTAGAACGTCTTCGTACTACCCCCAAGATTAATGTCTGGCCTGTGCCAGATAAAAGTGGGTATGTGTTTTATTATTGGCGTATGCGACGAATAGAGGACGCAGGTAACGGTGTAGAAACAGCAGATATGAGTTTTAGGTTCTTACCTTGTCTGATGGCAGGGTTAGCTTATTACATATCGCAAAAAGACCCTGAATTAATGCCTCGTGTCCCTATGTTAAAAGAAATTTATGAAGAGCAATTTGCACTAGCAGCAGGAGAAGATAGAGAAAAAACCTCTGCTAGATTTGTCCCTCGTATTGGGTATGTATAACTATGGCAAACCGTTTTGCATCAGCCCGAAAAGCATTAGGGATTTGTGATGTTTGCGGGTTTCAATTTAAGTTAAGAGAACTTAAAGATTTAATTGAAAAAGGTAGAAATACGCACGTAAAAGCGTGTCCTGAATGTTGGAATCCAGATCATCCCCAGTTAAAGTTAGGGGAGTTTCCTGTTAATGACCCACAAGCTATACGAGACCCACGTTCAGATAGTGCAGAGTTAACAGAAAGCAGGGATACCCAATGGGGATGGAATCCAGTGGGTGTAGGACGAGATCCATTTAACCTTACTCCTAATGATTTAATAGGAACAGGTGAAGTAGGAACAGTAACAGTAACGACTTCGTAGGAGCATAAAATGAATGTATTTGATATGGAAGAAGTAAAAGTTCATAAAGATAAAGGTGTACAGCCTGTTAAAGGAGCACCTAAGACTGATATGAGCGGTGTAAAAACTTCTGGTATTAAGATGCGCGGTGCAGGTGCTGCAACTAAAGGCACAATGGTACGTGGTACGCTTGCATGAGTATGACCTATGCCCAGTTGACGGCTAACATAGAAGACATTTGTGAGACTTCATTCACAAGTGACCAGCTTGCTATGTTTGCTCAACAGGCTGAACAGGCTATCTATAATACCGTACAGCTCCCCTCGCTTCGTAAAAATGTAACGGGAACGCTAACCTCGGGCAATAAGTACTTATCAGTACCTACAGATTTTCTCTATACCTATAGTTTAGCTGTGACCAATGCTAGTGGGGTGTTTACGTATCTTTTAAATAAAGATGTTAATTTCATTAGGGAGGCATACCCTACGCCTACATCTACAGGACTTCCTAAGCACTACGCTATATTCGATGATTCGGCTTTTATTCTAGGGCCAACACCGGATAGTGGATATACGATGGAGTTACATTATGGGTACTACCCAGAGTCTATTGTTACGGCAAGTACATTACCTTGGTTAGGTGAAAACTTTGATTCGGCTTTGTTAAATAGATCTTTAGTAGAGGCAATACGATTTATGAAAGGCGAACCAGATTTGGTACAGCTCTACAGTAATATGTATTTAGAATCCATTACCTTATTAAAGAATCTTGGTGATGGTAAATTACAACAAGACACGTATCGTTCAGGGCAATATAGTATGCCTGTAACCTAAAGGAACAATATGTTTAGAATGGCTGTTGAATCAAATATAGGAGATGTTGTCGTCAAAACAACAGAACGTAGAGGGCTGTCTCCTGAAGAACTTGCTGAACGCGCAGTAGAGCAGATAGTAAGTGTGTCAGACTCTGTAGATCCTATTGTTAAGCAACAGGCAGAAGCGTTTAGAAGTCGCATTTATCATGTGGTTTTGGGTATTATTAAACAAGCAGTTAGAAGCGATAGGACAACGCTTGTTAACGAATTTATTCAGCAAGGTCATTCAGATGTTGCTGATATTTTAAGGAGACTATAATGGCTATCACGACAGCTATGGCAACCTCGTTTAAGTCTGAACTTTTACAGGGAATTCATAATTTCCATAACGGTGCTGGTGGGGGGACGACTACCACTACAGGCACAGGCAATACGTTTAAGATTGCCTTGTTTACCAGCAGTGCCACCATGTCAGCTTCTACCACGGCTTATGCAACGACTAACGAGGTTTCTGCAACAGGCACAGGGTATACCGCTGGTGGTAATACGTTAACTAATGTAGATCCGACTACAGATGGAACTACAGCGTTGACTGATTTTGCCGATACTACTTGGTCTAGCAGCTCAATTACTGCGAGAGGAGCATTGATTTATAACTCCTCAACTACAGCAGGGACAGCTAATAGAGCAGTGGCAATACTGGATTTTGGAGCAGATAAAACATCGACAAGTGGTGACTTTACCATTCAGTTCCCAGCAGCAGACGCTAGTAACGCGATCATTAGGATTGCATAGGATATAACGTGTGGCTGATGTCAAAGTTGCATTTAGCGGATGGAATTCCTCGGCTACTGGATGGGGCGAGGGGACTTGGGGCAACGGTCAGGCAGTACCTGATGCGACAGGCACTCTTGGCACCGTCTCGATTAGCGCAGATGCGAACGTCAGCGTCACAGGAGTTGCAGGAACAGCGACTCTCGGATCGGTTTCTGTATCCGCTAGTGCGAGTACTAGTGTTACTGGGGTATCAGGCACTGGTGCTCTTGGTTCGGTTACGGTCACGGGTACGGCGAATGTTAGCCCCACAGGAGTTGCAGGTACAGGAACGCTTGGGTCGGTCTCGGTATCGGCTAGTGCAAGCACTTCGGTCACTGGTGTGGCGGGTACAGGGACTCTGGGATCAGTTACGGTCACG